GAAAGGTTAAAAAAGGTTCTAAAGCTGCTAAGAGACGTAAATCATTCTGTGCACGTAGTGCAGGACAAATGAAGAAGTTTCCTAAAGCAGCAAAGAATCCTAACTCAAGGTTACGTCAAGCTCGTAAAAGATGGAAGTGTTAACATGGAAGATAAAGTGCAAGAAACAGTAGCCGTTCACAATGTTGAAATAGAACATATGAAAAAAGATATTGACCACATTATAGAGAAGGTCGATAGAATGGATGCTAAGATAGATAATATTGAGAAGATATTAGCTGAATTTAAAGGTGGTAAAGCTGTAGGGCTTTGGTTCTTCGGCTTTTTTGGAGCTATCGCTGGGTCAGTTATAACCTGGTGGGTAGGTAAATAACTAAGGAGATTAGAAATGGCAGAAAGAATGACAAGAGGACAAAGAAAATTTAGTGGTGCTAAAAAGAAAATAGCAGAGAAAATGGCGAAGAATGCTTTGATGGGCGGACAAAGAATACCTCAATACATAACTACAAAAAATCAAAGAGGGCAACGAATAAGAAAACTTAATCCTGAATATAAAGCTATTTATGGAAGTGCTAATTTAAAAAACAGACCTCTTAAAATAGATAACAAAGGGTTAACACCTAATGTTAAGAAAAAAGCCCCTGTTAAAAAGAAATCTGACGGAGATGCGATATCAAATAGAAAATCTATGAGAGAGTTAATGTTAAAGAAAAAAACAGGCTCTACTTATGACCCAACAAAAGCTAACCGTGCAGGTCAAAAAATGGGCCAACGTAAAGCTGGTGGTATGATTAAAAAAATGGCTTACGGTGGTAAAGTTAAGAAGATGGCTCAAGGTGGTACAGCAGGTGTCGATTATGATAGAACAAAACCATCAGGTGGCGATAAAAGTTTAATTAACGAAGGTATGTTTAGTAAGCTTAAAAGAAAAATTAAAGATATAACATCTAGTACTCCAGCAAGAATGAAAGGTCCTGGTGAGGCATATGATAGGCTTACAAAAAAAAGAAATGAGATTAGTCAACTTCTTAGAGGTCCAGGACTAACAGCAGCTGAACGCAAAGAACTTAGAACTGAACTAAAAGCTAAAACTACAGCACAATTTGGTTCTAAGAAAGATAAAATTCGTGGAGTCTATGACCAATTTGATAAACAAAAAAGAGAAGACCTAGCTTCTAAACGTAAAGCTGATGCAAGAATTAGAGCTAAAGAAAAGTTAAAAGAACTTAAAGGTAAGAAAGCTGGTGGCTCTGTCAAGAAGATGAAGGGTGGCGGTATGGCTATGAAATATAAACATGGTGGCAAAGCCAGTAAAAAAAGTAAAAAATGTCCTCGTGATGGTATTGCAATGAGAGGAAAAACAAGGGCTTAATTATGATGAAATGCAGAGGTATGGGCAAGATTAAACCAATAGCTTTTAAGAAAGGCGGTAGTACCAAAGATGCGTGTTATCATAAGGTAAAAGCTCAGTATAAAGTTTTTCCTAGTGCTTATGCTTCAGGTGCTATTGCTAAGTGTAGAAAGAAAAGAGGCGGTAAAAAGTAGTGGCTGTCCGTAAGACTAAAAAAGGTCTTGCTTTAAAAAGATGGTTTAAGGAAGACTGGAAAGACGTAAGAACAGGCAAAGCCTGTGGTCGTAAAAAAGGTGAGAAACGTGGTACACCTTATTGCAGACCTAGTAAACGAGTGTCAAGTAAAACTCCTAAGACAGCAGGAGAAATGACGGCAGCTCAAAAGAAGAAGCGTATTGCTCAAAAGAAAAGACTTGGGCAACCAGCTGGAAAACCACGTAGAGTGGCACCACTTAGACGTAAGAGGAAGAAAACATAATGGCAACATCAGGAACAACAACGTTTAACTTAGATTTAAACAACATTGTAGAAGAAGCATTTGAAAGATGTGGCTCTGAGTTACGTACAGGATATGACCTACGTACAGCTCGTAGAAGCCTAAACTTACTTACTGTTGAATGGGCTAACCGAGGTGTTAATCTTTGGACGATTGAAGAAGGTAGTGTATCTCTTACTGAAGGAACTATTACTTATAACTTACCCGCTGACACGATTGATTTGATTGAGCAAGTTATCAGAACAGGCACAGGCACTAATCAACAAGATATTAACATTAATAGAATATCAGCACCTACTTATGGAACAATACCTAACAAGAATGCAACAGGTAGACCCGTTCAGGTATGGATAAACAGACAGGCAGCACAACCGATTATAAACGTATGGCCTACTCCAGAAGATAATAGCTATACATTTGTATATTGGGCACTGAAAAGAATTGAAGATGCAGGCACAGGTGTTACTACACAAGATATACCATTTAGATTTTTACCTTGCTTAGTTGCAGGACTTGCGTTTTATTTAAGTTTAAAATTACCTGAAGCAGGTGATAGAACTCAGTTTTTAAAACAAGAGTATGAAGAGCAGTGGTTATTAGCTTCAACTGAAGATAGAGATAAGGCCACACTCAGAATTGCTCCACGTAGACAACACATATAGGAGAGAAGATGGCAGTTAAAGACGTAACAGGAGATGGTAAATTTACTAAAAAAGACCTTTTGAGAATGAGAGGTGTGCCTGGATTTAAAAAAGGTAAGTTAGTTAAAAAGAAAGCTACTAAGAAAAAAGCTTTTAAAGCTCACAATATGTACAATCCAAAGACTGGTAAAGCTGTAAAAGCTCCTACTATGGCTAAACATTTAGAGTTAAAGAAAAAAGGTTATGGTCATACTAAACCTAAGAAAAAAACTGTTAAAAAGAGGAAATAAATGAGTAGTAAGTACGCTTCAGCAAAACATACGATTGCCGAGTGCGACAGATGTGGCTTTCAATATAAATTAAAGGAACTAAAAGACTTATTTATTAGAACCACAGAAACCAATATAAAAGTTTGTAAAGAGTGTTGGGAACCAGACCATCCACAGAATATGCAAGGTATGTATCCTGTAGATGACCCACAAGCTGTTAAAGACCCTAGACCAGACTTGAATCTGGTTGAACAAAGGAATTATCAGTATGGGTTTGACCCAGTAGGACTCAATAATCCTTTAGAATTAGAAGGGTTAGTAGATGATTTAAAAGGTGCTGGTCAATTAGGGTCAGTTACAGTAACAACAACTTAGGAGTAAATGATGAACAAAGATAGAAAAGGAGCTAAAGTAACTTATAAGCAACCTGAAAATGTTGCTACACCTAATACAGGTGGTTATCCTGATAAGGATGTAAAGACTGAAGGTGTGGTTACTCGTGGTAATGGAGCAGCTACAAAAGGAACTAAAGCTAGAGGACCAATGGCATAATGAATTATACTGAGCTAGTAGCAGCAATTAAATCGTACACAGAGAATGATTATAGTACGACTGATGTTAATACTTTTATTCAAAATGCAGAACAACGCATATATAACACAGTACAAATACCTGACCTACGTAAAAACGTAGAAGGCACTATGTCATCAGGCAATAAGTATTTTGCTTTACCTAGTGATTGGTTATCTACCTTTAGTATTGCAGTAATAGATTCTAATAACGAATACAAATATCTTTTAAATAAAGATGTTAATTTTATTAGAGAAGCATTCCCTGATACCGATTCAGGTTTTTATGCACAGCCAGAGTATTATGGTATATTTGATGATAATACAATGATATTAGGACCAACACCAGATGCTAATTACAGTGCTGAGTTACATTATTACTATTACCCAGAAAGTATTGTTACTGCTGGTAATACTTGGTTGGGGGATAACTTTGACACTGCATTGTTTTATGGTGCATTACTGGAAGCAGCTGCGTTTATGAAAGAAGAGCCAGATGTTGTAACTCAGTATTCAGCCAAGTATAATGAGTCCATGCAGTTATTGACAAACTTAGGTGATGGTAAAAATAGACGTGATGCTTATAGAAGCGGACAAGAAAGGATACCCGTAAGAAATGGATAACAGAGCAGAATTAGTACAAGGTGTTGATTATGATGTAATTACTACATCAGATGGAGGGATGACACCAGAGCAAGTAGCAGAGTTGTGTCTTGCTAAAATAATTTATGTGGGTGATGAAGCTAATCCTTTATTAAAAGAACAAGCTTTAGCTTACAAAGATAGCATTAGACAAGTTCTAGTGTTTTATATGAAACAGGCTATTAAGTCTAATCATACAACTATAGCGAATAAACTGCATAAAGCAGGGCATTCAGAATTAACTAAACTTTTGGAGATATAAAATGGCAATTTCTCAAGCAATGTGTACTTCATTTAAAGTTGAGTTGTTGAACGGTATTCACGCATTTGGCACAACAGTAGCTCGTGGTGACACATCTGCTGATAGTTTTAAATTAGCATTATACACTTCATCAGCTTCTTTAGGTGCTGGTACTACAGCATATACAACTTCTAACGAAGTTTCAGGGACAGGATATACAGCAGCAGGTGCAGCACTTACCGCTGTCGCTCCTACATCATCTGGAACTACAGCGTTTTTAGATTTTAACGATTTAACTTTTTCATCATCAACTATTACAGCTCGTGGTGCTTTAATATATAACGACACACAAAGTGATAAAGCTGTAGCAGTATTAGATTTTGGTGGAGATAAAACATCTACAGCAGGTGATTTTACAGTGGTATTCCCTGCAGCTGATGCTACAAATGCTATCATACGTATAGCTTAAATGTATGAACTGATGGAGCGTTTATTTTTTATAACTATAGTTGTAATAATTTTTATACACACAGCTACAATACACGCTGCAGATACAACCATACGTTATAAAGACCAACCACCACCATCAGCCATAGCACCATCGTTGTCTATCGGTAGTGGTAGTGATGTTTGCATAGTGGTAAGAACAGGAGCGATTGGTACAGGATTGTTCTCTGGTTCTTTTGCAACTCACGTAATTGACAAAAATTGTGAAAGGATAAAACTTTCTCGTAGTCTTGCTCAGTTAGGCCTCAAAGTGTCAGCTACAAGTATCTTATGCCAAGACGATAGAGTTTTTACAGCCATGCTTGCTGCAGGAAGCCCTTGTCCTATAGATGGTTTAGTAGGAAAAGAAGCTAAAGCTAAATATTTAGAACTAGGAATTATAGATGAAAACAATAATATCGTGGGCTCTCGTGGTCGTATTCATGTCCATATTAACAGCTCGGGCAGAAACCACTACGGACAACCTACTAAATAACCCAGATTTTACTACTGATACCAGTGGTTGGGAACTTTCAGACAATAATCAAGATAAGGTTAAAAGAGACCCTGCAACTTATTCTGGTTCAGCATCTAAGAGTGTAAGGTTTAGATACCAAGGTGGTAGTATTAGTCAAGATGTAGATATATCAGGTGTGTCTGAAAATCATTTGATAAAAGAGATTAATATGAATTTTGAATCTATTGGTTGTGGTAATACAGGAGGTCAATGGTGTACTGCTGGTGCAGATGACACAGTGGTATCAACTATTACACTATCAACTGAATCAACAGCAGAAGTGTTATCAGAAACTATAGCTGTGCCCTATGAAGATGGATGGGAAAGTTATTCTTTTACTAAAGAGGTGACAGGTGATTTTAATACAGACGATACGTCATTAAATCTAACCATTACAGGTAATGATACAGGTAACTCTAGTAATTGGTGGGGTCCTATTATTGATAATCTAAGTTTATCTTTAACCATAGAAGAGTATGTGGCTCCTATAGTAGTTGAACCTGTAGTAGTTGAACCAATAATTGAACCTTTAGTAGTTGAACCCATTGTGGTCATTGAGGAAACTCTTATTGAAGGTTTAAGTTTGGACACAGAGATTGTTAATGATGTAATATTACAACCTGTAGCTATTGAAGTACCTACATTACCTGATTTACCAGATTTACCTGAGGTTAGTGAGATATCTCCTGAAGTTCCTGAGGTATCTGTAAATATTGAGGTACCAGAGATTTCTGTAGATATTGATATTCCTGAAATACCTGTAGAAGTCCCTGAAATTGAAGTAGTTGAGGAGATACAGGAGATTCAGGTAAATGAGCCTGTTGAGGAAATAGCTGAGGTTGAGTTAGAAACTCCAGAAGAATTAAAAGAACAAAATATGGAAGAGGACATGAAGGAGAGCCAAAATGAAGCAGAACAAACGGCAGAATCAGAGGTTGAAGCAAATGAAAACAGCGAGTTATCAGACTCCAGTGAAGCCGAAGTCAAAAGTGACGAAAGTAAAGTCGTCAAAAAAAGTAAATCTAAAGACAGCAAAAGTAAAAAGAAAAATGGTGCTAAAGAGCAAACAGCCAAAAACACCTCTAATAAAACAACTAAAAATAACAAGCCAAAAGTTGTGGCTAAAGTTAAAAAGCCTACTACAAACGCTGATAAATTAGGACAGATAAATATTACAACAATGGTTTATTTGCAAGTAATACCGCAAACAATTACAATACAAGAAACAGTGTCATTGACACAGGAGATGATATATGAGCAAGACATTGGTGCTCTCGCCAGCAGTGATGCTTACGATAGTCTTATCGGTAGTGCCAGCAGCAGGTGGGTTCGTATGGTGGATGTCAGACCTAAGCACACGTTTAGTGGCTATGGAAGGTAGTTTAGCCAGTAGTGATACGGGTACATTGAATGACAGACTAACTCAAGCAGAAGAACGAGTACAGTTCAACAGTGATAACATTGATGATGTTTGGGAAAGTTTTGAGAAAATGGATACAGAAATGGGAGATATAGAAGATAAACTCTCTGCTTGGATGGAAAGAGAACTATCTAAAGTATACGATATTATTAATGACAACCCATTAGGAAACTAATATGGCAGATGTAAGAATACCTTTTGGAGGCTGGGGACGCTCTACTTGGGGCTCTCAAGCTTGGAACGAAGGTACCTTAAATGTTACTGGAACTACAGCTATAGGAACTGTTGCTGTATCAATAGACCACTCTATAGCTGTTACAGGTAATCAAGGCACAAGTGCAGTGGGTTCAGTATCAGTCACTCAAGGTGCAGGAGTTAACGTATCAGTTACAGGTCCTGGTGCTACTTCCGCTTTAGGTTCAGAATCAGTTACAGCAGAAGCGAATGTTACAGTTACAGGTTTAGCAGGTACAAGTGCTTTAGGTACTGTAACGCAACAAACTAATAATTCTGTCTCAGTAACAGGAGTAGCGGCCACCACAGGTCTTGGAAGTTCAAGTCAAACAGGAGGAGCTACAGCCTCTCCTACAGGTGTTAGTGGCACTTGTGAAACGAACGGATTTACATTAGTATGGGGTTTAATAGATACATCTCAAACACCAAATTGGACAGATATAGCAGCATGATAATTGAAGCAAAAAAATTAGATGATGGTATAATACAATGTAAATATGAAGTACATCTAGAATGTTCTAATTGTGGAATGAGTGTAGATGCAGAGGAATATAAATCAGGGACTTGCTCAGATTGTGGTGCCACGTGGAATGGAAAGCGACATACCAAAATTCACGTTACAAGTGTTCCATTAGCAGGTAAATCAAGCTAATAGGAGAAAGAAATGGCTAGTTCATATTCAGACTTAAAAATTGAATTAATTAATACAGGTGAGCAATCAGGTAGTTGGGGTACAACTACTAATACTAATTTAGGAACAGCAATAGAAGAAGCTATAGTAGGTACTGTTGATGTAGCTTTCTCAAGCGGTCAAGTAACTCTTACTTTATCAAACTCAAATGCTACACAATCAGCTCGTCATCTAAGACTTAATTTAACAGGTACATCAGGTGGAGCACAGAACTTAGTTGTTCCAGCAATACAAAAAAATTACTTAGTTAATAATGGCACTGATGACACTATTACTGTTAAGACTCCTTCTGGTTCAGGAATTGGAGTACCATCAGGTAAAACTATGTGGGTATATAACAACGGCACTAATGTTGTTGATGCAGTTACTGCTGTGACATCTTTACAATCAGACGGTGGAGTGACAGTAGATAATATAACTATTGACGGTACAGAGATTGATTTATCTTCTGGTGACTTACTAATAGATGTTGCTGGTGATATTAATTTAGATGCCGATGGTGGTGATATTTCATTTGAAGATGCAGGTACAGAGGTAGGCAGAATTAACATGGATAGTAGTAACCTGACCCTTAGGTCAGCAGTTAGTGACAAGGATGTCATTATTCAAGGTAATGATGGTGGTTCTAACATAACAGCATTAACGTTAGATATGAGTGAAGCGGGAGCTGCTAGTTTCAATAGTACAGTTACAGCAAACGCTGGTGTGATAGTAGATAATATAACTATTGATGGCACAGAGATTGATTTAAGTTCAGGTGATTTAACTCTTGATGTTGCTGGTGATATTAATTTAGATGCTGATGGTGGAGATGTCATTATCAAAGACGCTGGTACAGAAATAGGTAGATTTACTAATAGTTCGTCTGACTTTGTAATTCAAAGTGCTGTTAGTGACAAAGACATGATATTTAAAGGTAATGATGGTGGTTCAACTATAACTGCTTTAACCTTAGATATGTCGGGAGCGGGTGCAGCAACCTTTAATAATGATGTAACTGCATTTTCTGATGAGCGTTTAAAAAGTGATATTGAAACAATTAAAAACGCCTTAGATAAAGTAACTAACATGAGAGGTGTTACTTTTACTAGAGAAGGTAGACAAGGCACAGGTGTGATTGCTCAAGAAATGCAAAAAGTAATGCCAGAAGTAGTACATGATGAAAATGAGTATATGTCAGTTGCTTACGGCAATCTTGTTGGTGTTCTTATTGAAGCAGTTAAAGAATTAAAAGCAGAAGTAGACGAACTTAAAAAGGGAAAATAGATGGCAATACCGAGTTCAGGGCCGTTAGCATTATCAGCTATCCAAACAGAGTTTGGGGGTAGTAACCCTATATCCATGTCTGAATATTATGCTGGTGGTAGTAATGTGCCTTCTGGTACAACTGGAGACAGTGGGTCTATTCCTTCATCTGGAGCTATTGCTGTAGGTCAGTTTTATGGTTCTACTAATAGAGTAGCTATTGCATTAACTATTTCATCAACCACACAAAACTACAATATTTATGCCAACAGAGGTGGCACATATTCTGCAGGTAACTCAGATGTAACTCTAACCGTACAAGCAATCGTTGGTTCAACAGGAGCATCTGGATTAGACACAGGTAGTCAATGGACTTCAGGTGACACCATTAAAATTATTAACAATAGCCAGATTGTAGGTAAAGGTAATGCTGGTGGAGCTGGAGGTGCTAGAAGTGGAGGAGGCTCTGCTGGTACAGCTGGACAACCAGCTATAAATTTAGGATACCCAGTCACAATTCAAAACAACGGAGGATTTATCCGTGGTGGTGGCGGTGGCGGTGGCGGTGGAGCTGGTGGTAGCTTCACACAGCCTGGCGGTGGACAAAAAGGTCAAGTTCCAACCACAGTACAATTCGGTGGTGGTGGAGGTGGCGGTGGAGCTGGTCAACAAGGCGGTGCTGGTGGTGCTGCTGGAGGCACTAACAGTCAATCAGGAGCCACATCTCAAGCTGGTGGAGCAGGTAGCATAAGTGGTGCTGGTGCTGGAGGTAATGGTAGTGCTGGTGCTCAGGGCAGTGACGGTGGTGGTTCTGGTGGACATTTCGGTAACGCTGGTGCAGCTGGGCAAAACAGTAATCAGGCCTCTGGTGGAGCTGGTGGTGCCGCAGGAAAAGGTATAAACTTAAATGGTAATCAATTAACATGGGAAGATGGACAAGGTAATGTCCAAGGAGCAGTGTCGTAATGAGTAATCCAATTTGTATGAGAGCATACATAAATAACAAAAAAGTTACTAACCGTGTGTACTTTGCGGGTAGCGAAGACGCTGAGGTGGTAAAAATTAAAAAACAAGTAACAGATGTATTTACTTCTGAAACTTTTCCATATGAGGTTCAAACATGGGGAGTAGATACAGATGGTAATGTTTTAACTTTCCATCAATGTTCTTGCGACCCAGATTATAAAGACAGTGATAAAATGCAAAATAGTATTTTAATTGATAGAGATTTTTTAAGATATATCTATAACCTTGATACTAAAACAAAAACTATAGAAATTTTTTACAAACCAGGTCAAGCTCTACCTGTAGTTAGTTTAGGTTCTGGTATAAGTGTATTATATATTACTGATATGTGTAACTCAGATTTCGAACTACAACAAACGCAATCTATCTATGCACAAGGCTCCAATGACGATATTTGGGCTTGGGCTCAATCATTGAAATCTGACATTGTAATGCCTATATCAAAAAGTAAAAAAGTAGCTCACGCAGATGATTCATTTTGTTTTAGATTTAATAAAGACAAAGAATTAGTATCAGTGTCTTTATATACTCATTTAGAAAGATATCAAGTATATGGAGAGGGTAATAGTCTTTATGTAGAATACACTTGTGATTTTGCTGATGAGATTACTAACTTAGCTGATACAGAAATAGTACTACCTAAAACAGACAATCACGGTAATCGCATAGCTCAAAGTGTTAATAAAGCTAATATTGGTGAGTATGTAAAAGTTCCTAAATCAGACGGAAGTGGTGGCTATGATAAAGTACTTCTCAAGGATTTATAACGATTCAGGAATAGGTCCTACACACGTTACAACTAGAACAGGACATATGACTATTAGACGTTGGGGTATATGGTGTCCTTATTTTTCTATTTTATTTTGTAAAATATTACCAGTGCAACAAGTGATGCATGACCACGAAGGTACGTTTATATCTTTTATACTGTGGGGTCAATATAAAGAATTGACTTATGACCCTAATACAAAGGTAAAAGAAACAAGACATCATAAATGGGTAAACTTACTAACTCACAATAAATTTCACGAAATACAAGCAGAAGAGCCTGCTTACACTTTATTGTTTATGGGTCCAACAAAAAATAGTACTTCCGTTATTATTGATGATAGGATTATACCCGCAACAAGATTAATTAAAGGATATAGATGAAACTAGCAGACCATCATAAATTATTGGTATCTCAAGGCCTCATACATTTATTTAGCGTTATAGGTCTTTTTTATTTATGGGATATAAATTACTTATGGTTTACTTTAGTAGGTATTATATTTTTTGCAAAGTTGGGTATAGAAGGTTACTGCCATAGATATCTTTCTCATAGTGCATTTACTCTAACTAGGCCTCTACAATTATTTTTAAATATATGTGCTATTTTTGGTTTACAAGGGCCTCCTATGGTTTGGGCTGCAAATCATTCTACACATCATAAATATTCTGATAAAGAGGGAGACCCACATCCAGCGAAAGACGGCTGGCGTACATGGCTTTGGATTGGTACAGAAAAAAACTCTAAGATAAGTTCTGGATTAATAAAAGTTTTAATAAAAGATAAAGCTCATGTGTTTATTAAAAAATATTATTACGTTATATACTGGAGTGTAGTAGTGTTGTTTATGATAGTAAATATTAAACTAGCATTATATTTATTTGCTTTACCTGCAGTATATTCACTACACGCAGCATCTTGGGTTAATGTGTTTGGGCACAAGATTGGATATAGAAATTTTGAAACCAAAGACAATTCAAGGAATATACACCTACCTTTTCTTTTGATGCATCCATATCACAACAATCATCACGCTGACCCAAGCAACTTGACAATAGCTGTTAAATGGTATGAAATAGACCACATAAAGTTTTTAATAAACTTACTAAAAAAACTAGAGAGATTAAATGAGAGAGCTCAAAGTAGTTGACAATTTTTTACCCCCTGAAGAATTTAAATTAATAGAGGACATATTTTTATATGACGCAGGTCATATTTGGTTTCCTTGGTATTTTGCAGGTCATGTAGGCACAAGAGACACAAAAGGGAAGTCTGATGGGTTTTACTTTATGCATAATTTTTATGATAATGAAGCACGACTTAGTGAGTTTTTAGATACATTAGAAGAATTAATATTTTCTAAGATAAATATGCAAAAGTTAATTAGAGCAAAGGCTAATTTATTTCCAAAGACTGAAAACTTAATTACGTATCAAATGCACGTTGACCAGGATAAACCTCACAAAGGTGCCATATTTTATTTAAACACTTGTAATGGTTTTACTGTGTTAGGAGATGGTACAAAGATAGAATCTGTAGCTAATAGAATGTTATTTTTTGATTCTAGTAAGCCACACGCTAGCACTAACTGTACTGACGTTTTTAGAAGAGTAAACTTTAACATTAATTACTTATGAAACAATGGAAAATAAAAACTGCTAGAGACCCCCTATACCCTCATATTATTATTGATAATTGGTATACAGAAGAGGAGTTAGGTCTTATATGGAAAGAACTTGATTTTTATTCTAGTAGAGAGATAGCCACTATTGAGAAAGCGGAAAACACGATTGTGGCTAAAGATTTAAAAGGAGAGTCAAAGTCAAATGCTTTTCGTTTTTATTTATGGGATACCTACACAATCAAAGGTAGAAAGTTCTCACATATACTACAGGCTCTATATAAACAACAATCTGAGCATTTTAAAAAAATCGTAGAGAAAGCTATGCCTCTTCACCATAACAATTATATAAATACAAATACTGATTCTACTATGGTTAGTTATTATGACCATGAGCAGGAGTATAAATCGCACAAAGATAGCACACAATTTACTTTTCTTGTCTGGCTTTACAAAGAACCTAAGAAGTTCAAAGGTGGAGATTTTTGTCTTACTGAGGCTAATAAACGAATAAAGTGCATACCAAATAGAATGGTTATGTTTCCTAGTTATTTAGGACATAAAGTATATCCTGTAAAAATGGATAGTGACGCAAAGTTCGGGGACGGTAGATACTGTGTAACACATTTTTTTAACTGGGAGGCTAAAAATGAAGGAGGTTAAGAATATAATTGTTCCTTGTTGGGTGTATGAAAATGACCAAGGTATACCTGATGATGTATGTGATTATTTTGTAAACAAATATCAAAACGCAAAAACTACTAGTGGTAAAACAGATGGTAAAAATAAGGAGCTGATTGATAAAAAAGTACGAGATGTAAAAAAGATAGACCTACCGCCTTACACAGGTGTTACCTCTTACCTAATAGCTGCTGCATTAGATGCTAATTTTCAGAACTGGAGGTACGATATAACTTTTTGTAGTCAGTCTGAGTATTTAATATATGCTCGTAATGGTAAGTATACAACGCACGTAGATTATTCTTTTGCACAAAATCAAGAGTATGTTAGAAAATTAACATGTATTACTATACTAAATGATGGTTTTAAAGGTGGGTTATTTTATATACTTAATGGTAGTGGAGAGAAGTTCTTTCCTCCTCAGAAAAAAGGTGATATTATCGTATTCCCCTCTAGCACATTACATGGTTGTGAAACCGTATATGAGGGACAACGACATGCAGTGGTTGCATGGATGAACGGGAGACAATTCGTATGACAACAAATAAAAAAATAATTAGTAAAGTAAAAAAATATCTACAAGCAAGCGATAGTTGTGAGTCAAAAGACCTACTAAAATATATTGAAATTTTAGAAGAAGCTAGAGATATTCACGAACCTGTGGCTAACCCTAATGGAAATTGGCAAGAGCAGTTAGTCGCTTTAGAACAAGCAACTTAATCATAAAAGGTGCATTTACTATACTGTTGATATAAAATAAGGTATTATTAATATCGGAGTGTACTATGATTGGATTGATTGTAAATGGCTTAAGTAAAGCGGTTGGAGGATACTTTGAGCATAAAGGCAAAGAGTCAGTCGCAAAGTCTGAATTAAAAATAGCCGAAATAGAAGCTAAGACAGCAGTAAAAAAGAAAGTTGCAGAAGGTAAAGTCGAGTGGGAAACCGCTATGGCAAAGGCTTCTGACGATTCCTGGAAGGATGAAGCATGGACGCTGACTTTCATTGCTATAATAATTTTTAGCTTCATTCCATACTTTCAGCCTTTTGTTGCTGAGGGTATACAATTCTTAGCTACATTCCCAGAATGGTTACAATGGTCTATAATGGCGAGCATCGGAGCATCCTTCGGGCTTAAATCAATAGGAAAATTTACTAAGTAATGTTTAAATTATCTAAGAAATCATTAGCTAAACTAGATAAAGTAAATCCAGATTTACAGAAGTTAGTTAAAAATGCTATAGGCTTATCAACTATAGACTTTGGTATATCAGAAGGACTGCGTACTAAAGAGAGACAACAACTATTGTATGACTCAGGTAAAAGCCAAACTATGAACTCAAGGCATCTTACAGGTCATGCGGTAGATGTGTACGCTTGGAAAGATGGTGCAGTATCTTGGGAGTTTGAAGATTATGAAACTATTAATGTTGCTTTTAGTCAAGCAGCAAAACTTACTAACATCCCTTATGTATGGGGTGGTTCGTGGAAATCATTTAAAGATGGACCTCATTTTGAATTAATGCGAGAAAAGTAATATGGCACTAAAGAAACTTGTATTTCAGCCAGGAATAAATAGAGATAGAAGTAATTACTCTTCTGACGGTGGTTGGTATAACTGCGATAAAATAAGATTTAGACAAGGGTATCCTGAAAAAATAGGTGGTTGGACTCCAATTAACATAACTCCTTTTGTGGGCGATGCTAGTAGTATTATACAGTACGGTACAACAGATAGTAATGAAATAGTTAGCATTGCCACTAATGAAAAAAATTATATTCTTAAAGGAACTACTCTTACTGACATAACCCCTTTAAGAACTACTTTTACAACTTCAACAACCTCTTCTACAGACAACTGTTTTAAAACCACTGATGAGTCAACCACAGTGGTAGTGACCATAACAGGACACGGTGGTTCAGATGGAGATTATGTGACTTTTAGTGGTGCATCTGCTGTCGGTGGTGTATCTGCTGCTAACTTAAATACAGAGTTTAAAATAGCTAATGTTACAAGTAATACTTTTGAAATTACAGTGGCTGCAGCAGCCACATCTACAGTTTCTGCAGGTGGTGGTACAAGTATAGTCGCAGCTTTTCAATATCCTGTTGGTTCTTCTACTATAACTTTTGGTTATGGTTGGAGTGCAGGCACATGGGGTAGAGGTACATGGGGTTCCAGTGCAAGCACCGCTATTGCTATTCCAGCTAGATTAACATTCCAAGACCAATTTAATAATGATGTTATATATAACATACAAGACTCAGATATATTTTTCTTTGATTATGACGCTAGTATTAGTAATCGTGCTGTTAAACTTAATACATTAGCAAACTCAAGAGCAGTACCAGAACAAGTAGGTAAAGTGATGTTTGCAGCAAGTGGGCATCTACTAGCTCTTAGTTGTACTTCTTTTGGTCGTAGCACTACAGCAGGACAGTCTATATCTAGTATTACTAGGTCTGGTACTACAGCAACAGTAACCACAGGGTCAGCACATGGTCTTAGTGTATATGATTGGGTGGATTTTACTGGTCAAGCACCATCAGCTTATCAAGGTGAATTTCAAGTGGTGAGTGTACCATCTGGTACAACTTTTACGATTACTCTACCGTATGACCCAGGGGGTAATGCTACAACTACAGGTAGTTATGTAAGTGTAGATTATTCTGGGACACTTGACCCATTACTTATTAGGTTTGCTAATGTAGATGCTACTACAGGACCAGAGCCTACAGAGTGGAGACCTGAAGTAACTAACTCAGCAGGGTTTTTAAGAGTCAAACAAGGTTCTCAAATTATTACTGGATTTAGAACTAGACAAGAGGTTCTTATCTTTACTGATACAGCACTATCAAGCTTACAGTTTTTAGGTACAGAAGAAGTATTTGCTTTACAAGAGATTAGTGACAGTATCAACATTATTGGCCCTAAAGTAGTGGCTGAGGCTAACAATGTTGTTTATTGGATGGGAGCAGATAAATTCTTCGCCTATGATGGTAGAGTTAATACTTTGCCGTGTACTTTGAAACAATATGTATTTGAAGATATGAATAAAGAAAATGGCTTTTTAAATTTTGCAGGACTTAATAGTGAGTTTAACGAGATTATATGGTTCTATTGTTCAAGTGGTTCTAACAGTATAGATAGGTATGTTATATTTAATTATGAAGAAAAAATTTGGTATTTTGGTAATCTAACAAGAACTTCATGGGCTAACCCTGGAACTATCAAGTTTCCATTAGCTACTTTCAATGGGTACGTGTATAAACATGAAGATGGTAAAGACAATGTAGAAACTCCTGGTGCAACTCCAACTGCTATAGAAGCTTTTATTGAATCAGCAGATATGGGCATAGAAGATGGTGAACAATTTGTATTAACTAAGAGAGTTATACCTGATGTAAACTTTACCAACTCTGATACTGCGACTGCACAAGGAGATGCTTTAACTCCAGAAGTACAAGTAACAGTAGGTGTTAGGAACTTTCCAGGAGCTGCTAATAGTACCTCTGATGCTACAGGTAATACTCTAACGAGAGATGTAGTAACCACTGCTAGTATTGACCAATATACTAATCAAGTGTATGTAAGAGCTAGAGGTAGACAAATGAACTTTAAGATAGCTAGTGAAGATGTTGGAGTGCAATGGCAACTTGGCACTACACGAGTAGACTTTAGACCTGACGGTAGGAGAGGCTAATGGCATCAAATATACCATCAACCAAAGGACCTAATTTAGCTAACCCACCAGCAGAATATGATGCAGGGCAAGAACTACAGTTAGTAAATCAGTTGCGTCTATACTTTAACTCAATAGATGGTAATAATAATCAAGTAAAAGAAAGTGTAGATGCGTTAAATACATTGAATTGGCTAGGAGATAACTAATGGCATTTCAAAGGATTACACCAACTAGATTAGCTCAAGCAGCAAGCACCACTAGCTTTTTAGCTATTTATACATGCCCAAGTAATACTCGTGCTTATGTAAAAGATATAACTGTGTGTAATACTACAGGTAGTGCAGTTACTTTATTTTTAAGTTTAGTGCCTGACCAAGGTACTGCAGGAACAGCTAATGCATTATTTAATGCACATAGTATAGCTGCAAATACTACTTATCAATGGAAGGGAACACAGATTATGAACGAGTCAGAAACTTTACAATTTAAAGGTAGTGCAACAGGACTAACAATTAACATATCGGGGGCAGAAGCCGTTGATTAAGGACATAAAAAGGTTATAATGACGCTATGAGTTTAGGAAATTTATTTTCAAGTTTAGCCCCAGTAGCCGCAGGATTTTTAGCAGGTCCTGGAGCAACTGCATTATTAGCAGGTGCTGCTACAGGTGCAGGTATAGCTGCGTTGAGAGATGAAGACCCATTAATGGGTGCTGTTACAGGTGGACTTGGAGGATACGGTGGTGGTCAACTTGGCGGAGCTGCTATAGGCTCAGCAGGAGCAGGAGCAGGAGCAGGAGCAGGAGCAGGTGGTGCAACTTCAACTACAACTGGGATAAATACATTAGCACCTACTAAAGGAACTATAATGGGTGGTGCATCTCCAAGTGCAACAGTGGGTCCTTTGGGTGCTGCTCAAGGTACAGCTACCCCAACATATTCAGCAACTACAGCAGCTAAAAATTTATTTTCTGACCCAGGTCAAGTTATAAGTAACTTAGGTGGTGGAGACATGACCAAAGGTGCTCTAAAAGCAGGAGCTATTGGCTTACCTGCAGTAGCAGGAGCGATGGTACCAGACATGACCACAGCTGAACAAAACACCTCTAAATATGGTTATGACCCTAAAAGACGATTAAATTTAAATAGAGATTCAGGTTTAAGATTAATGCAAGAAGGTGGTTATTTACCTTACGAATTTAGTGACTCAACTACTATGGACCCTGAAAGATTTAGAATGTTTATGATGCAAAGAGAAATGCGTGAGCCAAGCAGAGATGTTGTCTATGATGAAGGTTTGCAAGCAATAGAGAATGAAAGAGCTAGAGTGATGAGAGACCCTCAAGTTGTTGAAAACGAAAGAGCTAGAGTATTAAGAAGAATTGACCCTAATGTAGGTACAGAAAAAGAGAGTCGTGACTACTTCAACGCTTTGATGGAAAGATTTGAAGCTGAGAGACAGGCAATTAAAAACATGCCAGAAGGTCCAGAAAAAGATGAGATAATGAGAATGAACGACAACTTTGCACCACAAGAATTTTACTATAACCAAGGTGGCTACTTAGACGAAGGTGCGGGAGATGGAATGTCTGACGAGATTATGGGTGATATTGATGGCACTCAACCTGTTAGACTATCCGAAGGTGAATTTGTAGTTCCTGCAGATGTCGTAAGTCATTTAGGTAATGGTGATTCTGACTCAGGTGCAGAACAGCTTTATGCTATGATGGATAGAGTTAGGCAAGCTAGAACAGGTACTAAAAAACAAGGAAAAGAAATAAAAGCAGAGAGGTTAATGCCAGCTTGAAGAAAGCAACGATTGTTCCAAAAGAACATATCGCAGATGTTTGGGAAGATATAGAAGAGTATGTAAAAAACTGTGCTAAATATACATACGGTAGATTCACCGAACAAGATATACTGAGAGATGTGTTATTAAAAGACCAACAGTTATGGGTATCTTTTGATACTGAAACTAAAGTTATTGTGGGGTTTTTAATAACAGAAGTAGTAGAGTATCCTCAAGCGAAAATGTTAGTGATGCATTTTACAGGAGGAGAAGACTTTAAGAGTTGGGTGCCTGATGGCCTACCAAAGATACAAAAGTTTGCAAGAGACAACGGATGTATTAAAATAGAGTCACATGGCAGGCCAGGTTGGGAAAGGATGTGGAAGGAATACGGATATAAGAAACGATTTGTATTCTATGAATTACCAGTGGAGTGATGGATGTTTTTAAAATTAGTACCAAATAAATTAAAAGTATGGTTAATTAAACACTTATATAAAGACCTTGCAAAACAAGGACGTATGGGTGATACACGTCTAGCTCACATCAATGATTATGAAGCGAACTTACTGAAATCAGTAGGTGGTTCGGGTACAATCAACCCAGCAACAGGACTATTTGAATATGGCGGAGGTAGTGGTGGTGGAACCACTAAGTCAACTACAACTAACTTACCTGAATATGCCCAACCCTTCTACGAAGAACTTTTAAAACAGTCAGGTAGACAAACTTATACCACAGATGCCCAAGGTAATGTAACTGGTGTAAAAGACTTTACACCATATACAGGTGATAGAATTGTAGGCTTTACACCACAACAACAAGCAGTACAGCAAGGTGTTATGGGGTTACAAACTCCTAGTCAATTTGGCACAGCGACACAAACACTAGGTGATGCTGGTACAATCGCTACAGCAGCAGGGGCACAAGGTATAACAGGAGCGTTAGGTTATACTCCTGGAACTACAGAAACTTTAAAAATGGAAACTCCTACTAATGTACCGTCATTTACTTATGGTGGTGCTGAAACAAATCCATACACTTCTGCAGTGACTGAACAAGCTATAGCAGAAGCTAGAAGACAAGGAGATATAGATAAAAATAAATTTGCTTTAGGTTCAATAGGGCGAGGCACATTTGGTGGTGGTCGTGAAGCATTAATGACCGCAGAAGGTGATGCTCGTACTAATGCATTAATAGCTGATTTAAGAGCCAAAGGTAATGAAGCTGCATTTAAAAATGCTCAGGAACAGTTTGAAAGAGATAGAGCCGCTAATATAAACGTTGCAGGACAGAATCTACAAGCTGAAATGCAAAGAAGACAAATGGAGCAACAAGGTGGTCAGTTTGGTGCTAAGTTACAAGCTGATTTAGGTCTTGGAGGATTAGGTGCTGGTATACAAGCAGGTCAGGCTACAGGTGCATTAGGTGCACAAGAACAAATGGCTAATTTAGAAAGATTAAAAGCTCAAGCATCTACAGCAGCTCAACAACAAGCGTTAGACCAAGAGATAGCAAACTTAGCGTATCAACAGTTTAAAGAAGAACAAGATTACCAAAAACAATTATTGGAGTATCAATCAAACATACTTCGTGGTACCGCAGGTGCATTAGGTTCAACACAAGTACAATATGCCCCAGCACCTAGTTTAGCTACTCAAATAGGTGGACTTGGTATTGCAGGTCTTGGATTAGCTAACCAACTATCATAATTATGAATATTATACAGATACAAGATAGACTAAAAGGATTACCCACAGACGCATTAGTTAATTATGTGGAGCAACCTATGGGTGAAGTTCCTATATATCTTGCGTTAGGTGAATTGCAAAGACGTAAAGAAATGAAAGAAAGATTTCAAGCTGACCAAATGCCACCCCCATCAGTTGCAGAACAAATTGTAGCTGAGAACAAACCACAACCAATGCAAATGGGATTAGGTGCGATGGCTCCTCAAGCAGCACCAACACCACCAGCACCAGAAATGGACCCAAGACAACTAGCCGCTAGTGGTATAGCCGCTAACCCTGTGTCTAATGTAGGTAGTCCAGCTATGATGGCTAAAGGTGGGATTGTTGGTGAAGTTACAAATAAAATGGGTAAAAGCAACCCTGTGTATGAAGACGGTTCAATAGGAGCTTTTGCTGGATTTGCTGCTCTTCCCCCTGTTACAAGTGCTGTACTCGGTCTTGGTAGTCTATTAGGTCGTGGAATAGTGGGTGCAGGAAGAGGTATTGGTAATTTAGTAAGTCCTTTGTTTAGACCAGCAGGAACTAAAATAGCTCCAAGTGCTACCACAGGCACAACATTACCAGCAGTTATAACACCAAATGCATTAGCACCAACAGTGCCAACAGCAGCAGGATACCTTAGACAGCCAGGTGCTTTAATT